AGGGCGACAAAGGACAGGTCTACATCAAGAGCCGTCCGGAGTACATCGAGTTGCAAAGGCTACGCGACAAGAAGCGTGCTTACATCAAGGCCGTCGGCATTAGCAGTGCGGAGGCCGAAGACCCAGACTTTGCATGAGAGTACATAGACCAAACAGCGTGCACCCCATCAACCGCAAGATGTCGGAAATGGCGAGGCGGCACGATGTCATCCATGACATAGACTGCATCTACCGCAACACGGCAAAAGACTTTTGGATGATGTTCGAGTGGAAGAACCCAGGCGAAGACATGAGCAGCAAAGGAACGCTGGCCAGTATGCAAGAGATGGACCAAGCCTTTGCCGACAGCAGCGACACGTACCGCGGCCTGTTCATCGTGCGCTTCGGCTTTAGCGTTGATTCGTTCCCACTGGACGACACGCAGCAGCTCGAGGTCGTGCATCTGTACGACGGCATACTGCTAGAAGGCAAGACGTACACCGAAGGCGGATTGTCAGCCATTCAGCACATCTTGGATTATGGCAGGATATTGTAAATGTTAAAATGCATAATATTTTGGCGTGTATGAAAGTTTGCTATATCTTAGCATCATCAAACAAACCAAAAAACATGAATCAAGAACTACGCAGAAACAATGATTTAAGACCTGTGCTATTTCGCAAAGGTTCTGAAGCAGCAGAAGAATTAGAAGCCATACTTGTAGACGTTACCTACGAGCAGCCATGGCACGACGCTTTTGACAAGTGTATTGCACACTACATGGCAACCGGATTAATGAACTACAAACTGGCTCAGGAGGTTTACTATCGGTTTCAAGATATGCGCACTTACACAGCTTATGACGAGTGCCGCAGATATAGAAGGGCCATTGAATTAATTATAGAGCGAACGAAAGAGGCTTTTCCTGAAATGTCGCCAGAGGGCCAATTGGATTATTGACAAATGAAAGGCGCTTGGCTATTACACCACAAGGACACCGGCGAGGACTACATCTGTAGTTCCTTGCCTGTGGTCTTTGTGATTGCACCACAACTAAAGCGGCACAGCAGCCGCATATACAAGGGCAGCGGCATGGAGAACCAAGACTATGTTCTTAAGCGTTGCCCTATGTACAGACCAGAAGATGTACGATGAGGAAGCAGGTAACAAGGCCGTGGAGTGGATCGAGAGGTACTGCACCCACGTCAAGGGCGAATTGGGCGGTAAGCCGTTCATTCTTGAGGACTGGCAAAAGGACGACATCATCCGTCCACTCTTTGGCACACTTCGCAGTGATGGACTACGCCAGTACCGCCAAGCGTATATCGAAGTACCTAGGAAAAATGGCAAGAGCAATCTTTGCGCCGCCATCGCCCTATACATGCTCTTCGCTGACGGCGAGCCAGGCGCTGAGATTATCAGCGCAGCGGGTGACCGTAACCAAGCGCGTATCGTCTTCGAAATCGCATCTGCCATGTGCGCCAACAATCCGAAGCTATCCATATCTGCCGAGGCCAACACCAAGCACGGATTCAACGCCCATGCTGTCATATTGGACGAACTCCACGTTTTTCCTGATCGCGACCTGTATGATGTTTTAAAGACTTCGACCGGCGCACGGACGCAGCCTTTGGTCATTGCCATCACCACTGCCGGCCACGATACGTCCAGCATTTGCTATGAGCTGCACGACTACGCGAAGAAGGTGAAGGAGGGCAGCGTTGACGACGACACCTTTCTGCCTGTCATCTACAGCGCTGACAAAGACGACGACTGGACGCAGCCAGCAACGTGGGAAAAGGCTAACCCTGGCTTCGGTAGCATTTGCAAGGCTGATTATTTTGAGCAGGAGGTAAAGCGATGCAAGGAAAACCCTAGACAGATAAACACCTTCCTGCGTTTGCACCTGAACATTTGGACAGCAAGCGAGGAGCGGTGGGTATCCGATGATGAGTTTATGCGCGGAGCCGATGAGGTAGACGAGGCATACCTGAGGACGCTGCCATGCTACGCCGGTATGGACCTATCTAGCACCAAAGACCTTACCGCCGTGGCGCTTGTCTTTCGCGACGACGTGAATGACTGCTTTTATTTAAAGTGCCATCATTTCGTCAACGAAGACAAAGCCAACAGTAAGAGCCTAAGCGGAGGCATTGATTACTACACCTTTGAGCGTTTGGGGCTAGTAAGCATAACTGACGGAAATGTGACGGACATGCTTGCTGTACGCACCCACATCCAGCAGCTTGCACAAACCTATGATCTCAAGGCGTTGGCTTATGACCGTTACATCGCGCACCTTGTCGTGCCATTTCTTGACGGCATAGACTGCCAACCCTTTGGTCAGGGTTACGCGTCGATGTCTTACCCCACCAAACAGTTTGAGGTACTGCTGTGCAAGGGACAGGTTAAGCACGGCGGCCACGATGTCCTGCGATGGCAGATGGGATGCGTACACCTAGCACGCGATGAGGCCGACAACATCAAGGTCACAAAAAAGAAGAACAGCGAGAGTCAGAAAGTTGATGGTATAGTGGCCAGTATTATGGCAATGGGTTGTTACTTTAACAACGCTCAAGAGGAGGAGCCTCTTTTAGAGGTCATCAGCTTATAGGGTTTCTGTATTTGGTTTATTTGAGGGGGGGTCGCGACGGTGGCTCCCCCTTTTTATCTTGCCTCATGCCCAATCGCTTACAGTCTTTTGTCAAATCGGTACGCATGCGCGTCGGCTTGGATCGTCCAGAGGACATCATTAACGCCGTAGGTCTGTATGGACCAACGTCAGCCGGTGCCAGTATCACCCATGAAAGCAGCGTGCGCATTAGTACGGTATACGCATGCGTGTACAAGATTGCTAGTACGCTTGCCAGCCTAAGTCTCAACCTCTATGAGATGAGCGGCCAGCGTCGCGACATCGTTATTGACCACCCAGCGTGCGACGTCACCAAGTATCGCCCCAACGCATACGAAACCGCCTTTGTCTTTTGGGAGACAATCATTGCCAACGCTGTACTGAAGGGCGTAGGCTACGCCATTATTGAGCGTGGAGCCGGTGGAGTGCCACTAGCCTTGCAATGTGTGGACACTGACTTTGTCGAGCAGCGCGTCGTCAACGACCGCATCATATACAAGCTCCGCGACGGTCGTGTGGTACAGCAGGAGAACATGCTAGAAATCTGCAACCTCTACCGCAAGTCACCTATCCAGCTGCACAGAGAGAACCTTGGACTTGCTCAAGCTGCACAGGACTACGGTAGCCAATACTTTGGCAACGGTGGGCAGATGACCGGCGTACTGTCTAGCGACCAGCCGCTTAAGTCTGAGCAGATGCAAATGCTGCAAGGGTCGTGGAACGCGTCACAAACTAGCGCAGGCACCAAGCTCTTGCCGTTTGGCTTTAAGTATAGCCGCATTAGCATCGCACCGGAAGAAGCGCAGTTCATCGAAACGCGCAAGTTCCAAGCCGAAGAGATTTGCCGCATCTTTAGTGTACCGCCAGCGTTGGTGCAGTTGGAGAGCCAGACGACATACAACAACGTCGAGCAACAGAACCTGATGTTTGCACGGCATACGGTCCTGCCGTGGGCCAAGCGCATCGAGCAAGAGCTGGAGAGCAAGCTGCTTACAAGGCAAGAGGCCAACAACCACTACTTCAAGTTTGCGCTAAACGATTTGTTCCGTGGCGATATGCAAGCGCGAGCAAGCTTCTTTACCCAAATGTTGCAGAACGGTGTGATGAGCATTAACGAGGTACGCAGCACAGAGGAACTTAACCCCATCGACGGCGGGGATCAACACTTGGTTCAGGTCAACCAATTAAGCATAGACAAGATGCAGGCCTACTCCGAAAAAATCTCAAGCAATGACGACGGACAATCACCTTCCTAACTACGTTAGAAGGGCGCTGCACAACATTAGCAAGCGCACCAACAAGGCCACATACATGCAACTGGTGGCCATTTACAGCCATACACCAGGCGAAGACGCAGCACGCATCGCAGAGGTGCGGCGCTACCTCAGCGGCGTAGCAGAGCGCAAGTTAAAAAAGGCCACAGATAAGGGCGTTCAGTACCGCACAGCAGAGATGCGCGCGGCCACCGACGAGCTTGTGGTCGAAGGTTACGCGGCTGTGTTTAACAGCACCACTGACCTCGGTGCATTCCAAGAGCGCATTGCACCTGGTGCCTTTGCTGATGTCTTGGAGGACGACGTGCGGCTTTTAATTAATCACGACGGCGTACCGCTGGCGCGTACAAGCAACGGCACACTAAAGCTTAAAGAAGACGAGGACGGCCTGTACTACCGTGGCGTGCTTAGCGACACGCAAGCCGGTCGCGACCTGTACACCATGATTCAGCGCGGCGACATCTCACAGAGTTCTTTTGCCTTTACGATTAGTGAAGAAAGCGTAGACAAGGACGGCGTGAGAGTTATTGAAAAGGTGGGGCGTCTAATCGATGTGAGTCCTGTAACTTATCCGGCATATCAGGCTGCGTCTGTATTTGCGCGCGCCGAACAACAACATGAAAATGACTGACCTTCCTATCAAGGATTTGCAGGCCCTGCGCCAGCAATACGTCGAGCAGCGCGAAGACGTTAAAAAAGCCGCTGAACTTGAAGAACGCGATCTCTCTGATACTGACGTAGCAGAGTTGGAGCGCCTTGCCACTGAAATCCGCAAGGTGGACGTGCAACTTAAGGTGAAGCGTGAAGACGCTAAGATTGCCGAGAGTGCTGTTCTTGCTGGTGAGATTGGCCGTGGTGCATCCAATGAGATGCGCAACATGTCCAAGCGCTTTGACTTGGCTGGTGCCGTCCGTGATTTGTCACAAGGCAAGCGTGTTACTGGTGTCGCCGCTGAGTTTACTGAGGAGGCTGTGCGTGAAGCTCGCGGCTCTAACATGGCTATCAAAGGCCAGCTCTCTATCCCTGCAAGCGCAATGCGTGCATTGGGTGACGCTGGTGATTTTGGTGCCGGTTCTTCCTTGGCCAACGCTCCTGGCTTTGTTGGTACGCAAGTCGCCGCAGGTGTTGCTGCCTTGGCCGCACCGACTTTGTTTGAGTCTCTTGGTGGTCGCGTCCTTACCGGATTGACTTCTAATGTCAACGTTCCAATCGTTACTGCTGCTGCAACAGTTGCAACAGCTGGTGAGGGTGTTGACGTATCAAGCGCAGCCAACCAAATTGGCGCGCGGAGCTTGACACCTACTCGCTACGGTGCTTTCGTTACTGTCACTGAGCAGCTTATGATGCAGGGCGGTCCTGCTGTCGAGCAGCTTATCACCAACGACATGATTACACAGCTCAATCGCCAGATTGACAAGACTGTGTTTGACACAATCATTGGTACTGGAGACGGTGATAACACTGACGCAGTAAGCGCCGCGGCAATGCTTCTCGGTGAGGCTGCCTTGGCTGCCGCTGGTGTCAACTTGGCCAACGTCAAGGTTGTTGCCAACAGTGTTGCTCACGCTTTGATTGCTGCTGACGACATTGTGACTAATGTCAACGCTGCTCTCGACCGTAGCTCCGCCGGCAACTTCAACGCCTTGGGCTATCCATACGCTGTGACCGACTTGCTTCCTGCTAACGGTGTTGCTGCTGACGGTTCTATGATTATGGCCGACTTTAACCAGGCTGCCGTTCTCGGTTTGTTTGGTGGTCTTGACATCGTTGTCAATCCATTTGCTATGGACCTTAGCCACGAGGTGCGGATTAGTATCCACCGCTACGCTGATGCTGCTGTGCTTCACGGTGGTGCCGCTTACACTTTCCACGACAACGCTTGATAGCGTAATTCACTGAATGAGAAAGGCCCGCCTAGTGCGGGCTTTTCTATTTTTACGCTATGCAAGTAGAGATAACAGGCGCGGACGTAAGTGGTGAGACAATCATTGGCGTTGCCGATTTGAAGATGCACTTGCGTGTAACGCACAGCCAAGAGGACACGCTGATTACGTCCTTGCGATCTGCTGCCATTGCATACGTCGAGAAGCATTGCAACATCAAGCTGGGCAGCTATACAGCTAGGGGCTACTTGCCAGCGTTTGTAAATAGCTTTATTCCTATTGGGCCTGTCACGGCCATCAGCGAAGTCAAGTATCAGACGACGGCAGCCAAGGACTACACGAGCGACCTCACGACGTTAGCCGCTGCCAATTGGTACACCGACACCATCAGCTCGCCGGCACGCATTGCCTTTAGGGATTACCCTACCACCTACGAATATGCTTTAAGTCCTGTGGTCATCACGTTTACCGCTGGATACACCTACTGCCCAGAGCCAGTCAAGCAAGCCATCAGGTTGCTGGTGGCACACATGTACGAAAACAGGCAAGAGGAGGTAACCGGAACTATTACCACGCGCCTCAAGTTTGGACTCGACGCCTTGCTGAACCAATACCGCGTTATCTATCAGCCATGAAGAACGCAGGACGGCGAGACCGATACATAACGCACAGGACTGAGACGTTTACACAAGACGACTACGGACAGCCTACGGTAAGCGCTACCGTGAATAACAACATGTGGGCCGAGGTGATCTACGCTGGCAGTGCCGGCGAGAGCATGAAGGCCTACCAAATCTTCCCCCAACGCGATGTTACTTTTGTGGTACACCATCCTAACCCTATTGACAGTGGTAGCGGTGTTAGTATTAGCCAAGACGATGCGATAATCTTCGAGAGCCGAGAGTATGAGATACTTGGCTTTGAGGAGATAGGACGCCGCGACGGCCTGCGCATATTCTGCAAAGAGAAAGGGACTGATGGCAGGTAAGGTCGAAGGACTCGATGAGCTGCTTAAGCAGATTGGCCGCATCGGTGCCTTCCCAAAAGAGATGGCGCGAGAGTTGCGAAAGAGCAACCGCGACATTGGACGCATGGCGGCCAAGCGCGTGAAGCCTCAAATACCACGAAGCGGGAAAGACTTTAAGATTTACAAGGGGACACCTGGACCAGGTAGAGCGCCAAAGGGTCAGGGTAAAGTCATTAAGACTATTCCCAACGGTACACTTCGGCGTTCCATTGGTGTACGCAACAGCCGCGGCAGCCGCATTAATGTATTCATAGGGCCAAGGAAAGGCGGAGCGCTAAGAATGGACGGATACTTTGCGCAATGGACAGAAGACGGCGGAATTGGTGGACGGAACAAAACCGTAAACAGCGAGTCATTCAATAAGATTGTCCCTGCCTTGGCTCGGTTGCGTCCAGCTATGGAGCGCCTTATGATTATGAAGTACCGCAGGGTCTTCGACAAATTTAAACTCTGATGGAAACAGGCAAAGCGATATACAAACTGCTGAAGGACAGCAGCGCCGTAGGTGCAATCTGCGCGGACCGCATCTTTCCAGAGATGGCGCAGCAAGACGCTGTCCTTCCCTTCATTGTCTACAGCGTAACGGACACGACACCGGCAGCCACCAAGAACGCCACAAGCAAACTCGATACAGCGCGTGTGGAGCTGTATTGCGTGAGCGATGACTACGAGGTCGGCATGAACCTTGGCATTGCCGTACGTGGCGCCCTAGACCGTCAGAGCGGAACGTTAAGCGGCGTTGAGGTGCAGAGCATAGACTTCGACACAAGCGACGTGCAGTTTGATCCTGACCAACGCGTGTATGTATTGGAGCAGACCTACGACGTCCGCATCCAGCGCACCGGCACAGCGGTTACCGTAGCACAGTTTCCGTCTAACTCATTTACGGTTGAGGAGGTCGACGGTACACCAAGCGGCGCCGTGTCAAAGTTGGTGTTTAGTAATGGCACGGTTACGATTAACGGCAGCACGGCCACCATTGCCAGCGGTGGCGGCGGCGGCAGCCTAACTGTACAAGAGACCAGCGCAGCCAATAGCGACACAGCCAACACGCTAGAGTTTCCGGAGGGTAGCGTTACCCACGACAGTTCTGACAAGGCTACCATTAGCATGCTGCAAGGCGTTATAACTGAGTACGGTACTGACGCTGGGCTAACAGACAGCATGTTCCCCAATGGTGTTTTTGGCGACATAAACCAAAATGGAACCGTAGGCACTGGCGACCTGCTTGCTGTGCTTGGCAACTTTGGTGCTACAGCTTCACCAACTAGCAGCCAGCTAAACCGATCCTTATCGCGCGCCCAGGAGCAAATGACTAACGGCAACAACGCTTTCTTTAGCAACAGCCGCGTTAGCTCTGCCCAGGCCTCAGTTACTGCTCTCACTAACGCTGGTCATACAATAGAATACTTCGAAGGCGTAAACAGTGTTCAGGGTCGTGGCTTCATTAGTAACTACTTGGCCGACACTGTAGCCGACAATACTGTGCGGCGCACTATGTACATAAGCGGCACGCCCTTTCCTACCGCGTTAAGTCAAATGCAACAGTACCCTTTGGGGCCTTACGATAACCAATCTCAAAGCTTTATTGAAGCTGTGGTTGACGCTTATATAAATAGCATCACAGCCAACGGCAGCGTTGTCATCTTGCGCACGCTTATCAGCAGCACACCGGACAAGCTACTTGATACCTACACCGGAGCGGCAGCAGCTTACTCTGTGCGCTTGCTAGACAAAGACTATAGCGGCAGCTGCATGCGCATTCGCAGGGACAGCGACGACAGCGAGACAGACATTGGCTTCGATGGCTCTGGAGACCTGGACACGTCAGCCATCGCCACGCATTGCGGCAGTGCTAACGGCTACGTGGTTACTTGGTATGATCAAGCTAACGTTGGAGGCACGGCTAACAACGCCACGCAAAGCACAGGCGGCAATCAACCGCAGATATATAACGGCTCTGCTGTGATTACTGAAAACGGGAAGCCAATATTGATTACGGGTTATTTGTCGACGAGCTTGTCCAACTCTGGAAATACTTCAATTTTTAGTGTAGTAAAGGGTCCAAATGTAGGTTCAAGGTCAATTACCTTATCTCGCGGTGGTCTTTTGCCATATTGGGGTTGGGCGCAAGCCCTCTCAGCTGCTTCTGCATCCAACACGGTAATCAATTATGTAAACGGCGGCACTGGGTCCACGCTCACAATGCAAGAGCTTCATAACAGCCTAAATAGTAGTCAAGCTTCATTGACCATGATTGGTAGTATGGCAACTAATCCAACTGTGACTTTAGGCTGGTCATCCGTTATGGATATGCACAAAAGCCAAGAATTTATATTGTTTGATTCCGACCAATCCAGCAACCGCAGCGGCATAGAGACGGACATAAACAACTACTTCAGCATCTACTAATGGCCACAGTATACCTCCCCGTAACGCCGCGCCTGAAATTGACAAGCCAGCAACGCGCGCAAGGCATCAGCCAAGAGCTGTACAACCTCAAGCTTCCTAAGGCGCTGCATGGCGAGGGCCATGTAACGACGCAGCTGCTTAGCCTAATCCAGCACCCAGACACCGAGCAGTGGGCTTGCGTTGGTGACACGGAGCTTGCTATTCAGGTGCATCCGCAGCGCGACATCACAGCCCTAGTGTCCTTGTTCCCACAGCTCACCACTGAGGAGCGCGCAGCTATGACGTACTACATCTCAACCAACGACGTTGTGCTGTTCCAGTACCTTATGCCAAGCGACGCGGAGATACTTACAGAAGAAGAAGCAAGGGAGGCCGGTTGGTTTGGCGAAGAACTGTAACTTGAGGTCATGGACTTTTTCCTGACACATTGGGCAGAGCTGCTCCTTGCACTCATGGTGTTTGCTAAGGTGGTAGTCAACCTCACGCCAAGCATCAACGACGATCGCGTGTTCGCGTACGTCGATTTGTTGCTCAACGCGATTATCGCAAACAACAAAAAACAAGAGAAGTAATGGCCATTTTTAACGGCACAGTTTACATTGTTAGCATTGCCGGTACAGCAATGCCAGACCAAACAGAGGGCAGCATTAGCTTGTCCATGGAGACACGGGACATCACAACCAAAGACAGCAGCGGATTCCGTGAGCTGTTTGGGGGCTTGCGGTCTGGTAGCGTTAGCGTGTCCGGATTGGTGGACGACACTACAAACGCAGTCACAACGCTTATGACTCACTTTACTGCACGCTCAAGCTTTGCAATCAAGTTTGGTGTTGACACTGGCACACACGACGATGTGTTCTCAGCTACTGCATTTTGCACAAGCATCGAGACTAGCGCCGGCACTGAGGACAACGTTTCTTACAGCGCCACGTTTGAATTGAGCGGTGCCATTACTCACGACAGCGACGACGCTTAATGAAGCTTACGCTTAGCGAGAAAGAGTTCACACTGAGGTGCGACATGCGCGCCTTAGCTGCGGCCAAGCGTGAAGCTGGCATTGACCTTGGCAAACTCAGTGATGACGTTGTAGAGATTGGCACGCTGGTCTACTACATGGCACAGAGTGGAGCCAAGCACGCCGGCATTCCGTTTGACTACGAATGCGACGACTTCCTCGGACTCATTGAGGTCAAGGATCTAGACGCCTTGGCTGAAGCTGTCGGTGCGTTGCTCGGTGGCGGAGACACAAAAAAAAAGTGAAGGCGAAGCGCTGACATTTGAATACTGCATGGAGATAGGGCTGGGCCAATTGCGGTTCAGCCCTTCCGTGTTTTATGACATGACGTTCCAAGAGTTCTGTGCTGCTGCGCAAGGCATGAACCGACAGGAGGAGGTAAGGCAGCAACAGGAGTGGGAGCGCACGCGGTGGTTAGCTACGGTTACTCTTGCGCCACACGGTAAGCCAGGACAGCGACTCAAGCCACAGGACCTGTGTATCTTCCCTTGGGAGAAGAAGAAGAAGAAGAAGGGCAGCAACAAGGCATTGGCGGCGACGCTTAAAGCGATGACAAATGGCACTACTAAAAAGTCTTAAGGTTGTAATCGGTCTCAGTAAAAAGAGCCTAACCAAACTCAACTCAGACCTGCGGCGCACGAAGTCCAACTTCCGCAGGAACTTTGGCGAGATATCTAACCTTGCCAAGAAAGCAGGGACCATGATAGCCACCGGCGTAGCTGCCGGCTTGACCGCTGTCATCAAGAGCGGTGCAGACCTAGAGAAGCTGCGCGTAGGATTTCGCAGCATCACCGGCAGCGCGGAGGGCGCGTCGAAGATGGTCGACAAGCTTAACAAGTTTACCGCACAGACTCCGTTTCAGCTTGAGGAGGTAAGCCGAAGCGCACGGCAACTGATGGCCGTTGGCGTAGGTGTCGAGGACATCAACGATCGTCTGCGTATGCTGGGCGATATAGCCGCTGCGTCAGGCAACAGCATTGCTGACATCACCGCTGTCTTTTCTAAGGTTCAAGCCAAGGGTAAGGTTGAGCTTGAGAGCCTAAACCAACTTGCGGAGCGCGGCATCCCAATCTTCGACCAGCTGCGCAAGGTCACCGGCGACGCCAACATGGAGTTTGGCGCTGGCAAGGTTAGCGTCGACGAGTTCAACGAGGCGCTGATGCAGATGCACAGCGAAGGCGGTTTTGCCAATGACGCTATGATTAACCTGTCGGAGACTGTCAGCGGCAGATTGACGACAGCGTTTGACAACGTGACCATAGCACTTGGCACATTTGCAGAGAAGTCAGGACTACTCGATGTTGTAACTGGTTTGCTGGAAGGGTTCACAAACCAAGTACGAAGAGCCTCACTGTCAGAAGACGACCTTCAGAAGTCGCGTGAACAGTTCTTTCACTTGCGGCAAAAACTGAAGAAAGCGCACAAAGGCAACATCGAGGAGCTGATGGACGAAGCTCATGCGGCGCAAACTTTGGCGCGTGAACTTGAAAACGTATTAGGCGCTGACGCTGCCGGCGCACACCTCGAAGGCGCCAACGCTTTTGTCGATAAGGTGGAAGAGCTTTTTGCCTTTAGCACGACAAGCCTCAGCACCTTACCAGACGCGCCAGCGGCAGCACCAACGACGACCACAGACGGCGGCACTAGTAAAGAAGTACAGGGAAAAAAAGAACTGATTGCAGTAGAGCAGTCACACTTGCAGTCGCTTGGCAAGGTGAGCAGCATGTACTCTGATCATGCTGTCGATGTATTAGCAGCGGTTCACGCTAACCACACTTTAAAAGGCAGCTATGACTCGGTCAACTTTTCAACGGATGCCACAATCCAAAAGTTTACCATGATGGGCGAAATCATACGCAGTGTAGCTGTGCAGATTGGCACTCAGTTTGGAACTGCATTCAGCGCAATAGTTAAAGGAGGCAAGGAAAGCACGGCAGCCTTAAAACAGTTTGCAGCGCAAGCAATCAAAGCAGCCTTAGCAGCTTCTCAAGCCATGATTATTGAGGCCGCAATTAAGAGCGGTAAAATGAGTGGACCGGCGGCTATGATTGTTATACCAGCGTTAATTGCTGCCGGTATGGGTATGGTAGACGCAGCCTTTGGTAACATACCACAGATGGCCGAAGGCGGAATTTTCAGCGGCGCTAGCCTCGCCCTCGTCGGCGAGGGACCAGGCACAAGCAGCATCAACCCAGAGGTCGTAGCACCATTGGACAAGCTTAAGAATATGATAGGCGGTGGGAATGTGAACGTGACCGGCACAATCCGTGGCCGCGACCTTCTACTTAGTGAGGAGCGCAGCAGCTACAGCCGTCGCCGCAGATTTGGCAAGTAATGGCAAAGAGATTTACAGCAGGGTTTAAAGACGAGGTAGGCACAGAGTACAACCTTGACTTCTACGACAGCGACTACAGCGGCTCATCTGTTGGTACGTTGACACTGGGCACACCAGGCTTTGAGTTAGACTGGGACGGACGCGGACAAAGTACACACGAGCCAATCCTAAGTAGCGCGTGCAGTATCCCTGTGTACAGCACTACGTCTAGCATCGCAACGTTCCTTAGCGACATACAGACTGGACAAGAAGGCCGCTTCCGTGTTGAGGTCTTCCGCGGTCCGTCAGCTTCTCAAGAGTTGTTTTGGTCTGGTGTCTTGTTCTGTGATCTAACGTTTCAAGACGAAGACCCAAACCTTGTCACGCTTGAGGCCACCGACGACATCGGCTTACTGGACGAAGTGCTGTACAAGAACAGTCCCACGTCAGAATACACCGACACCACGCACCTCATCGTGGTGCTGTGTCGCATACTTGGCAAGGTGCGCCATATAGACGCATGGGCCGCAGACAAGAACTTTCTGTATGTCTCCGACCACGTGCAGCACGCGGAGATGACCGGCGCACCGTACACAAGCAAAATCATCATCAACCACACCAAGCTGCGCAACGTGCAGGATAACGGTGAGGCCGAGTACCACACTTGCAAGGAGGTGTTGGTGTCTATGCTGACCAACCTGCAAGCCAGACTAATGCAGTTCCATGGTGCTTGGTGGGTTATACCTGTGGCCAAAGCCAACGCAGGCATGACGGCATACGCATACTTTAAGAGTGGCGACAACGGCAACAACAGCAGTGCTAATACACCAGGCTTTGTGACGCAGAACAGCGGCAACCTGTACAGCTTAGCCACGGCCATTACATCAGGCAACAAGACTAAGCTGGCCGGCTTTGAGTTTGGCGCGCTGCCCAGTCTGTCAGAAGTAAACTACACCCACGACTATGAAGGTCACGCCTTTGATTGGAACGGTGTAGGAGCAGGCAACGCAAGCGGCAACATCACAAGCCAATTTGTGTTTGCCAACAGTGCGCCAGTGCTTGAGGACAATGACGTCGTAAGCTTGACGTTCAGCTACGTCATCAGCTTTACCGGATACGGGACTAACGCATCGAGCGACAGGGGGCGCAGAGTGCGCCTTGCCTTTAAGGTGCGGCACGGCGATATATACGCCAAGCGCACCACGACGGCCATGACCGACACAGCCGGCACAATCATAAACAACACCTACACCACCAACGGTGACAACATGAGTTGCTTCGCGCCTAATGACCAGGCGCCGACGTACAACACCACCACAACAAACGAAATACAGGAGTACACTGCTGTCTACGATCGCTTTGCCGGTGCGCACCTTACCGGCACTGTCACAATCACCTTCCCACCAATTGACGTTGACCTCGGTACGGTAGCCGTAACGGAAATTGGTGAATGGGACATTAAGGTGTTTGACAAGAACAACCTCGATGTCACCAGCGCGGACGCTTCACTGGGCCAGTCCTTTGCACTAGCCAACCTTACCAGCATATACCAAACGCGTGGCGGCTCTACGTTTGACGGTGATGTTATCACCTACACGCGAACCAACGCAGCTGCAAACGCAAGGGAAAGCCTAGATCTACCGGAGGCCATTCTTGCTGACCGCATCGGCAACAGTAACCCTAACCAAGGCGTTTGGCTAATCAATGACGACGGCACATTTACCAAGTCCACCGGCGAGTGGAGCAATAGCATCTACACAGGCTTAAGTACACCTATTTGTGACTTGACGTGCTTGGACATCCTCAGCATGCGACAAACGCCATTAAGTACAGCCAACGGTACCATCCGCCTGTCAAGTAACTTGTACGGACCCACGCACGCCGTGCAAGGCCTAAATGGTGACTCGGATTACTACGTGCCTATGCGCTTGCGTATGAACGCAACAGAAGCCTTGTATGAAGGCGAGTGGTTCAAGTATCAATACGACAGCAGCACTAGCACCACGGCAAGCGACGACAGCACGCCAATCGTTGGCAGTGTGGCCAACATTAAGATTGGCCAACGCCGCAACAGGATTACACTCGGCACGCTACAACAAGCTTTAAGCGAGTCACAAAATAAATTGAGCGGAGAAATACAAGGATCAAGTAAACAGATTGCAGCGAATAGCTTAACTGTTAGTTCATTAGCTACAGATTTAGCAGCAGTTCAACAGCAGACTAACTCAAGCGGTGGAAGGTCTACGGTGCATCTGGAATACCTAGGCGACGTAAAAATTAGCGGCGTGCAAGACAACCAAATCTTGCAGTACAATTCCGCTGCTAGTAAATGGGCAAACACTGCACTTAGCTCAGGCTATAATTTCCCTAAAAATCATGTGGTTTGGAATGGTACAGGGTCAACGGCTACGACGTATTTCACACCTAATCAAACTGGGGGCTGGATTGGCTGGAATACGCTTAAAACGTACATGACCGCAACTTATGACTCCAATACCAACACTAATTCAAGCAATCAATATGTAGTTCCTGAGACTGGCCTGTATGAAATGAATATTTTCTGCGCATTCTTTAATGACAATGCCAGCGACGCAACAGAAGTCAAGATTGTTGTCGGTCCATTTATTGACGGCTCAGACAACGTGCTCTGCGCAAGAACTACGAAAGACTTATATGGGTTGCAATATGACGGAGTTGGAGGTACGTGTGTCTTTGAAGCAACAGCTGCACAAGTCATAAGTCCAAATATTTTCTTTAAGATAGTGGGCAGTGGCAGCAGTGTAAAGCTTGTCATTAGTGATAAATACCTCCATGCTGCTATACGCCAAATTGCATGAGACAGATTACGCGCGTTATTCTGCACTGTAGTGCGACCAAAGAAGACCAAGACGTCAACGCCGCGACCATACGCGTGTGGCACATGTCAGCGCCGCGCAACTGGTCAGACATCGGCTACCACTTTGTGGTCAAGCTAGACGGTACCATTGAGAGCGGTCGACCCATCAACCGCGCCGGCGCACACACCAAGGGCCACAACAAAGACAGCATCGGCATATGCTACGTTGGCGGTCTTGATCACAGCGGTCACCCAAAGAATACCATGACGACGGAGCAGCGCAGCGCCATTAAACGCCTGTGTCGTGCGCTGTGTCTTGTACTCAATCAACCACTCGATTTACATGGCCATAGGGAATACAGCGCGAAGGCTTGTCCGTCGTTTGAGGTCGCGGAGGTCTTTGGGCAGCTCCAGCAATGGATGGCGTGCCCTGACCTCAGCTATTGAGAGCAAGGGAGACCTCAAGCGCTGGTCGCTTAAGAACACTGCCGGCGGTGTCATTGTTACCACTGCCTGTGAGCAGATAGTCGTACATGGCATTACGTGGGAGGCTGTAATACTGTGCTTCGTGGGCGTTCTGCCGCTGCTGTTCAGTACCTTGGAGAAATGAATGACGGGGCCAACCTATTAATGTTAAACCTTGTTTGGCTTGGTTGGGAGATTACGCGTTGGCAAGACGTGGTAGACTGGACCTTGAGCGCTGCGGGCGCTTGTACACTGCTTGCAATAAACATCGTTAGACTGCGGAAAATGCTCCGCCAACGTCGCGATGTTGATAACGGCGCCTAAGATTTTTTTTATTCCCCGCTTCGTATGACGTACTTGGGCCAACAAATAAACCCAATATGCCAAACGATATTTTCAATTTTCTGCAACAGTCGAACAGCAGCGCATCTGACTACGTTAAGTTTCAAGACGGTGACAAGCGCAACCTGCGCATCATTAGCAAGCCCATTACAGGTCACGAACTGTTCGTAGATGGCAAGCCGGTACGCTGGGAGCCAGACGCGCAACGCCCAGAGCATGCCATCAGCGACGAGCGCCCAAAGAAGTTTGTGGCCTTTGTGGTGTTCGAGTACGATCACGACAACAACAACGGCAGAGTTAAGCTGTGGTCGTTCTCTCAACGCACCATCATTGATCAGATGGCCATGCTCTTTAATGACGCACATTGGAGCGACTTCGAGCTTGTTGTTACTCGTGTCGGCAAGGGTCTTGATACCAAGTACAACGTCACCGGAGTACAGTCACCCATTGAGGAGAACCTTGTAGCGTTTGCATCGGAGGCACACAAGTACGTGGACCTGACTAAGTTGTATGACGCAGAAAGTCCCTTTGTGCAGGAGCTGCCTGAGTTGAGCGTCGCTAAGTCTAAGCCTGTCAGCAATGACCTTCCATTTTAAGACATGGCAGAGGGAAAGAGACCAGCTCGTCGAGTTAATAGACCAGCACCGCCGTCGCCACAAGATGTTGCGCCAAGCTCACAAGGCGTCGCGACGGTGGGTGAAATCGCGCGAGGCACTGAGTACGATGCAATTTTTGGCTTGGCATCTCCAAAAACCATTTACATAATGGACTGCGCATATACACCAGAGCAAGCCGAGCAGATAAGCCGCTTGCGCCACGAACGTTGGAATCTGTTAGCTCGCTTTAATGAGAAGCACGGCAACCAGGACAATGAATGGAGTAGCATGAACCACAGGATGCGCATGATCACCAAGGAGTTGTTTGACCTTACAGGAAACCCTATTTACAATGTCAAAGGATAAACACCTGCCTCTATCGTTCAGCAGCCTAAAGGCGTTCTCACGATCGCCGCTGGCCTTCTTGGACTACAAGAACAATAAGAAGCCACCTACACCGGCCATGCAGTTCGGTACGATGGTCCACAGGGCTATCCTAGAGCCGCAGAAGTACAGCCGCACGGTGGCGGTATACGAAGGCCGCAGGGCTGGCAATGCGTGGAAGGACTTCCAACAAGAGAACGCAGATAAGGACATCGTTACCGCCAAGGAAGCGATGGACATACGCCTGTTGGCTCACAGAGTGGAGGCACACCCATACGCTGGCGCTATGATTAAGCAGTGTCAGAAGTTTGAGGTGCCGTTTACCATTGACCAGTGCGGTGTACCGCATCGCGGCATTATAGACGGCCTTGGCTCTTGGTTTATGCTAGACCTCAAGACCACGCAGAACGTGAGCCACTACAGCATACAGCGCACGATTTATGACTTCAAGTACTACATGCAAGCGGCCATATACCAGCGCGCCGCTGCCCTTATGGGGTACGATCACGAGTCCTACTTCATCATCGCTGTAGAGTCAGCTGCACCGCATCATGTCCAGGTCATTGAGCTAGAGCCACAGTACATCGCACGCGGCCATATCGAATGGGAGAACCTGATTGAGCAATGGAAGCGTTGGGATGGAGAGGTGCGCCATAACCACGACGAGGACGACGAGGCCGGTTGGCAGATGGACGCGCCTTCGTGGGTGCCAGCATTGGACATCATCTAAGAATTACGCTATGACTGAAGACACAGCCATTAAGAAGGTGATACAAAACCTCTACTACGCCCACGTGCATACAGAGGAGAACCTTATCCGTATCAGCGGCATGCTGAAGGACAGAGGCATGAAACAACCTCCAGAGATTCAGGAGGCTAAGTCTGTGATGGGCCGCGCCTTAGAAGCTATTGAAGACTACTTTGGCAAGGACAACCTACCGGAGTATATGCAGCAGCGCATGGAGCAGCGCCTGAGATACTTTAAGCAACGCAGACGGATGGAATGATTAACTCTAGGGACAAGGGCAAGCGATTCGAGCTGAAGATTGCGAAGGTGTGGATGCGCCTATTTGGAGGCGACGTAGAGCGCACAGGTTACGTGAGCAAGAAGCTGGATGATATGGGTGTGGACCTGACCGACACGGACCCATTCTACATTCAATGCAAGGCTGTGGAGTCTAGCATTAACTATCACCAGGTGCTTGAACGGATGCCGTTAGACACGAACATCAACGTGATTATACACAAGCGCAATCACCAGCCTCCGGTCGCTGCCCTTTACCTAGAGGATTTTCTTGAACTGCTAACGGCAATGAAACGTGAAGGGATACTCTGAAGAGGAGGTTGTCGCGGTGCATGAGCGATACCATAACGGCAAGCGGTACAAGGTGACCATTATAGAGGTGCGCAGTGTGCCTCCGTGGGGAACTGAGCCGTGCTGCTTTGACATAGCCAAATGGGAGTTGTTAGGGCCAGTGCAAGCAACCTTGTTTGATGTCTAAGACGTACAAAGCCGTCTTTGAATGCAAGGCTTACGGTGAGCGCGTCGTTTGGTATGTCTCAAGCCGCAAGGAGGCAAAGAGCATGGTAAGAGGTCACATCACCTCACCATACGGCAAGAACATTGACAAGCGCTACAAAGAGGTAGAGTACACCTTGACCATCACGGAGCTATTCAAGAGCGATCTAGACACCAACTACGACCTGGCGAACAGCTGGGGCAGAGACTGATGCCACGCAAGCACATCATCCTACCAATGCACATATGGGAACTGGAGGACATCAACGTCACGGAGCGCTTGGTGGCTTCAGTTGTCTATGGCTACAGTGAGCAGGGTAACCCTTGCTTTATGACCAATACCGGCTTTAGTAAGCTGCTGCGCGTATCCAAGCGCACAGCACAAAGGGCCGTCAACACACTACTCGACAAAGGCTACCTAGAGGCCGTGGAGGGTAGACAACAACGACAGCTAATGTGTCGTGATTGTCTAGGGGGGGTAGACACCAGTGTCCAGGGGGGGGAGACACCAGTGTCTACCCGTAATACATATATTAATACAGAACCTAATACAGAACATAATAAGATGGAGGAAGAGAAAAGACCAATCCATTGGCAGCAGGTGAGGGACTACTTCACTTGGATTAACGACAAGGAGCGCGGCAACAACAGCAACCACGTGGTCAGCTGGGCCAAAGACTTCTTTACCTACTACGACGCTCGCAATTGGCGCAACAAGCATGGTGCTATATCGCGATGGAAGCCAGTGGCGGAGGCGTGGTATCGCAGGAGCCTCAAGAACGTACCTCAGAGGGCCGTAGCGCGACGCGATGATGAGCAGCTAAGGTCAGACATCAGATGGCATAGAAAACGCGCCGCAGCGTACTCTAAGAACCCAGAGAAGGCACACCTTGCCAAAGAGGAGCTGTTGCACGCACAGCAGCTGGAGGAGAAACTGCTGAAGGGAGGACGATGACGAAGCTAGACATCGAAAGGTTGGCTGCAACGTGTGCATCTCACGCGGCAATCATTGCAAAAGAGGCAACGCTAGTATTGGCGCAGCGACATTATAAAAACGAGTATCGCATACGCACTCAAATGGAGAGCCTGCACATTGATGTTAAGTGCTTTTGGGAAGACTATAATGCAGAATTAGAATATTACACGCGCATGCCTTGGATGCCAGAACAACCTAAAAAGAAGGCGAAGAACAAACATCGCTGGGGTCATGAAGAGAAGCGTTACAACAGCACGCAGTGGCGCAAGTATCGCAAAGTCTTCTTGTCAGAGCATCCGTTGTGCGTAGAGTGCAATGCGATTGCCGCGGTGGTGGACCACATCACGCCAGTGCGCCTCGGTGGTGACTTTTGGTGGCCAGGCAACCATCAAGCTATGTGTGACCGATGTCACAACAGTAAGAGCGGCCGAGAGGCGCACACACCGGTAGCCTACTAAGAAAATGAGAGCGCAAACTCACAACAT